CATCAAGTAATCCGGTCAGGGTATTTGTGGCGCCACTCGCTTCATTAGCTCCACCGACCCATTGCATAAAAGCGTTTTCAACTTTAGTTGCCGATGATGAAACGGTCTGCGGCAATTCACCATATTCATTCCGTAGCTTACCAAGCTGGCTGATGAGGGCTGGCACTACTTTATCAATGGTTAACTGCCCCTGATCCGCCATAGATTTAAGGTCTTTACGCGCAACCCCCATCCCTGCCGCAAGCGCCCGTATAACCCTGTCGCCGCTCTCGTTGACGGCATTGAATTCTTCGCCTCTCAGCACGCCCTGCGCCAGAGCCTGGCTAAACTGAGTGATGACCGAACTGGACTCCTGAGCATTCGCGCCAGAAAGTTGTAAACCAGTAGAAATAGCCTCAGTAATATCCAGCACCTGGCTGGAGCTGTAACCATATTCCCGCATTGAGGCTGCTGAACGGGAAAATAAATTAGCGTTGTCAGAAAAAGATGTGCCCGTTTTCTGGCTGATATCCATCAGCTGTTTTTGAGAGCTGGTAAAATCATCAGTTGACTGAGATGCCTGTTTTAAGCGGGCGTTTACTGAATTCCATTCATCAGCCAGGGATATCAAATGCCCCGTAGCAAAAGCACCAGCAAATGCCCCGGTCAATCCCAGTGCGGTAGCCTTTGCTGACTCCATCTGGTCAGTTAACTCTGCAACAGAACGGCGAGTTTCCCGAACTGAAGCTGCAGCCTGCCTGCCGCCATTCTGCATTGTCTTATAATAATCAGCCCCCATACGTGACGCGCGGGCTATCTCGGTCTGGAATGACTGAGAGTTAGCAGAAACTTTAATGATAAGTTCACGCAGGGTTGCCATTTCATTTCCTCAGAAACAAAAAAACCCCACATTGTGGGGCTTTTTATGATTTAAATATTATTAAATTAAACCAGCTTTTTTCCTTGCTTCTTCCAGATAATCTTTTTCTGGTTCCTCTTTTTTATGAGCAAGTGCAATAAGAAGATCAATTTGAGCACTTTGCTTTTCAGAGATTTCTTTAAGCATAGCGATCTGATCATTAGCTCTTACGCTTCCTCTGCTCAGGAAATACCAGATAACAAGATCAATAAGGCGAGCAAAAACAAATAATAATATCCAGCCAGTAGTAGTCATTTAAAGCACTCCGTGTGTCAAAAAAAACAACATAACACCTGTTATGAGTAGCATCCACACGAATTATTACTGGCTATGCTGACGCAGCCAGCAGCGCCGCTTCCAGCCCTGCAAAGGGATCGCTGCCGTCGCTTGCCTCTTCCTCATCTGCGCTCCACTGAAGCTGAGCATCTTCAATGGTGACTTTAACGCCCTGCGCTCCGTAAACCGCAGATACCAGCTGAGCATTGAGAATATCGCCGCGAATATCGCCGATTGGGCTGATACGGTCGTATTCAGCCCACATCCTGAATTCGCCGACCGTCATTGTTTGTCGCAGTTCGCCCAGCGTGCGGCCCATCCGGAGCGCCAGCGCCATCAGGAACTGCATGCCAGGCATTTTTACTTTGCTTTAGCATCATCCGCGTCACGAATGAGATCAAGTGCCTGCTTCAACAGCCGAGAATGCACAGGGCCATAGATCGCTTCAACCTGTTCGGTGTCATCGACAGTAAAGACGGGCTGCAGGTCGGTATCCAGCAAAATATCGATGAAAAGCGTGACGTCGGCCCGCATCATGCGGAAGGCTCGTTCTGAAGGGGTCAGTTCTGGTGCCTCCTGGGGCTCCTGCCCCTCCGGTGGTTTGGGTAATTCCGGGCTGGCAATGCCCTGCCAGCGAATCCAGGTTTCTGCTGATGGCTCACGAATGATGACTTTGGCGTTATCCCACTCCGGAACGGAGACTTCTTTTTTACGAAAGCCCGCCATCGGTGCCAGTGCCAGTGCTTTAAGACTCGGTTTTGACATTAAGTTTATCGCCGGTCTCCCGGCGCTCCGTTAATTGATGGTGACGGTGCAATCAGAAGAAGTGATCACAGTGCCATCGGCATCAGTAACCACGCAGGAATAAACCCCGGCATCACCGGATACAGCGCTGGCTTTCGTAAACGTTGCGCTGGTCTGGCCGCTGACCGTCGAGGTGCCCTTTTTCCAGACGTAGGTATAAGGTGCCGTACCGCCCTGGACGACCACGCCCATAGTCAGGGCGCTTCCTGCCGCGACCGTTTGGGACGCCGGAAGGTCAGTAGCAAACGACAGGACTCCTGGGGCGTTAATATTGGTGGGTTTACCTTTCAGACGCAGCGAGAACGTTGCAGCAACAACACCGTTGGTTTGAGAATCCCAGGTGTGCTGACGTACCTCAGCGCGCATCAGGAATCCATTACCAGACGGGAAAATAACCTTAAATCCATAAACCCCGTCGTTATCGTATGCTGCACGAAGTGCATCCTGCGCCGGGTTGCGGTAGAAGTTACCGGAAAGTGACATTTCAGACGGAGCAGGAAGGCCGTTGATATTTTCCGTTTCATCCGAACAGAGCGTTGTCACGTCAATATCGTTTTTCTGACCAGCGGTAAAGTTTGCCTGTTTGATAGTGCAACTCAGGTTTAACCAGGTTGCGGTATCCAGCTCTGCCGCGGTGACCGGCACAGAGGTAATCATTACTACCGTTTTTTGGGCACGTTCAAATTGTGCTGACATCGCAGCCTCCATAAATGAAAAAACCGCCAGCGGCGGTCGGATTGGATGGGTTTTTGTCAGGCAATAACCGTTATTTCGAGAGTTGCCCGATGAAGATGGGTTGTCGTGTCGTAGCCAGGAATTTTTGTCACCTCGACAGGTGAAAGCACCTGCAGGCGAGCCAGGGCATCCAGGCGTAACGCCCGGGCTTCGTCATTCGTTTCAGCCCATACATCAACCTGAATACGCAACGTTGACTCTGCCTGCCCGCAGAACACATCCCCGGATACATCAGTCGGTATCGAGAAAATGATGTAAGGAGCAGCCACCGCGGGTAAATCGTCGCTGCCAAGCGGCACCACATACGGATAAACCCGCCCGTCTGCCAGCGGAGACAGCAGGTCATAGAGATCATCTTCTGTCATTTAGCCAGAACCTCATCAATAGCCTGATTCATCCGCTGCATCGCCACCTGCGCAGCCTCTTCCATGCGGGTATCAAAAGCTGGGCGAACAAACGGATGTGCAGGCGCTGTAGATGTTCCCAACTCCACGAACCTCCAGTAAAACGCATTCCGCTTGTTGCTGGCCTTCATTGTATTGTCGCTGTTCCCCGTTCGCGGGTTAACGCCTCGAATATGCACCCCCGATGATATTTCACCGCGACGGCGGCTTTTCTGGGTGACGACAACAACGTTTTTCTTCAGCTTACCGGTCTGTTCCGGAGCACGATCAATCACTTCCTGCCGGAGAACTTCAGCCCCGGCGCGGGTCGAATCCCGGAGGACTTTATTGTTTTCGGCTTTGCTGAGGGTTTGCAGGTCTCGGGCGATATCCTGCAAACCGGAAAAATCCAGATTCACATCAATCATTTTTCGGTCCCCTGTTTGCAGAGAATTTCCAGCCGGGTACCTTTGATATCCGGAACCGGAGGGCCGGTAACGTTAAGAACGGCGCCTTTAAACGGGCCGGTGCGGACGTTCAATCTGGACGCGGCTGAAATATCATTGCGAAAACGCACCCAGACTCGGATT